TGATACCATCGTCATACCAATCATACCACCAACACAACTATGGGTTGTACTTACTGGCATTTCCAGATGTGAAGCTAATATCAACCATACAGACATGGATGCGAGAACACACATACATCCATACATGAGTATAGCTGGATCATCTTCGAAACACGAGTAATCCGCTATACCTTTTCTAATCGTGTCTGTGACATGACTTCCCATGAGAAGTGCGCCTGAGAATTCAAAAATACCGGCAAGTATGACAGCTTTTTTTATAGAAAGAGCACCAGATCCTATTGAAGTTGCGAATGCGTTTGCAACGTCATTTGCACCTATACCATATGCAGTTGTAAATGCGAATAGACCACCGAGACCGACGATCCATTCATAAGCATGAAGATCCATGAACCTTAATATTCAAAAATAAAATTATTTATGTATATTCCCTCACAAACCGCATATTTAATTACTATATAGTTTTGGTTAGGTTTATGTATCATGGTATATGATGCGACTTTGCCTAGGTATGGGCCGCGGTTGGTTAGGTTTTGGTTAGGTTTTGTGTATCATGGTATATATTTCTATTTAATACACAAAGTATGTCTAAAACAAATAGGTGACGGTTTAATCTCGTCGTTGGTTTGAAATAGATATACCATTTAATTATGAAAAATGTGTAAAATCCCAGGCCAATTAATTAATTATTACAAAAAATGCGTGAAATCCCGGTCTAATTAATTTCTTAGCTATATAATGAGAGTGAAAAATAGGGTATAGTTACTCCATAAACCCTATATAAATTAGGTGTCATTTAGACATACCTCCTCTATAGATTATTTAGGGCTATTTCTGGCCCTAAAATTAGCCCTATTTTTTGGTACTACGTACCTGGCGCTACGCGCCAGTCTTGATTTATCAAGACAAAAAATAGGGCTAATTTTAGGGCCAGAAATAGCCCTAAATAATACCTATAGAGGGGCTATACCTAAATGATACCTGATTTATATAGGGTTTGGGGACATTATGCCCTATTTTTCACTCTCAATATATAGCTAAGAAATTATTTCGCCTGGTATTTTGTTTTTTTTGCGTTTTATAAGTCTAAATTGTGTATTATTTAAGGTATTAATTAGGTTTCATCTTGTGGTTATAGTAAAGTGTAACCTATTTCAAACGTTTATACACTTTTTAATTTACGTTTGAAATAGACATAAGTTTGTATATCCATTTTCTATCATAAATTATAAAAAAATTTTAATCCCTATTTATATTATAAAAATGAAGCGTTCCCAATCCAGGCTGAATCCAGCATGGAAATGGATCAGAAGCAATGTCATGAATATGACATATAGGACAGAAAAGGTTACAGTCCTCCGTGACTGGAAATTGGCACTATTGAATTATATGCTACAAATGCTAGTTGTAATATGGGTTATATATTCTCTATTCAATGAAAAAACATATATTGAACGTGAGGTACCAACTGGTGTCGTGAGTTCATGGGGACTTGGAGGTACTGAATATACTGATAAACAACTCGCTATATACAATAATAACCCATCATTTTGCGATAACCTTGCAAATTATGCTTTTAATTATTCAGCAGATTGGTATTATAAAGTACCAATATGCGCGTATTATACGGGTGCGGAATTGATATCAAAATTACCCACGGGTAATGTCATGTTTTTCACAACACATATAGCCGAAACACTCCGACAACGATACACTAAACCAGAATCCGGATGTTTGATGGAACCACACGGAATCAAAGAGTGCAAACTTGTCATGGATCAATGTATCCATACAATGGAAGCCAACTTCTTAGCAGTTGGTATAGAAGATAGTATATTCGCATTCAATCACTATTTCGATTCATCTATAGATTCGGGTCCGAAACCAGTAACATATATCAGAAAAGAAGACTCTGAAGAAAATTTATACACATTCGAACAAGGTGAATCAGTTAGACTCAAAATGTCTGAATGGTTAGATATAGCGGGTGTAAAACTCGATAAACGTCTAGATGAACAATCACCTGAATTCACCAATGACATTACCGGTTTCAATGGAGCTGGAAATGACACGGATAAATATCCATATGTAAGAACAAGTGGTGTACGTTTAAACATTAAAGTTAAATATCACAATTACAACTTACACAAAGATAACATAAAAATAGGAAATCAAGATACATATGCTATAATTAACGTTGAACCAAAGATAGGTTGGTTTTCTAAAGGTGACGAAATATACTACAAACAATTACCAAACACAACCATGTTCGACATAAACAACCCAGTTAATTTAACAACCGGTCAACCCAATGGTATATATGTTGACTTTTACAGATACGGTATTTTAATAGATATCCAACAAAGTGGTATAGTAGGTGAAGTTAACTACGTTTTCGTCCTACTCCAATTAACATCTGGTTTGGTTCTTTTGGGTGTTGCATCATCCGTTGTAGGATTCGTTGCAAAGTTCTTAATGGGTGACATATCTCCAGTTTATAAAAGTATAATACAAGAAGAATTTGACCCCGTTAATGAAGCTGCTCAATACGCCGCACAAGCGTGTGTAGCATCTAAAGTCTTCAAAGAAGCAGACGAAGATGGTAAAGGCGATTTAGACTTCGAAGAACTCAAAAAACTTGTCAAAAACTGTTTCGCGAAAACTTACACGAGTGATCACGAAGATAACAATAGTATAGATAGTAATGACACCGACTCATTCTCACACGACGATGTCACCGCGATGACATACTACTTAATGCGCGCAGCAGATCCAAAACTTAACGAACGTATTCTATACAAAACTGAAAAAACATTAGACGAATTAAAAGAATCAGTAATTACATTACACGAATGGCAGGAATTGTGCGTTGCAGGTGTTTTAGAACGTAAGAAAATGCAAAAGATAATAAATCTTAATCCATTTGTTCAAGATATAAAACAAACTATCGATAAACAAAGAAAACATGAAAAGGTTAAAATACAAGAACGCGTAAAAAGCTTGTTTTATAAAAAACAATAGTTTATTAATAAATAAGTACGAATTCACACATTTCATTTTTATATCCAAAGTTCAAATTGTATATAAAAATGTTTATTTAAATTTAATACTCAAGGTTTGCAACATTTGTATTCATACATAAACTTACCACCATCCCCCTTTGCCAATTTAAATCTCGATAAATACTCATCACCATTACATTTAACATTATGAGAAGCTAAATCAGTAGAACGTCTTGATATGTTAGTCAATTCGGTAGTCGCATCACGACAGGTATCCGACTTTCTATTCCCACAATTATAAGAATAATTCATACCACGACGCCCACACGCTTTATGACCATATACAATATTTGTAAGAGGCGAACCCTCACAATCAACATCGTGTTCGACTAACCATCTAGAATCTCCACCATTATCGCGTTTACAGTCAGTCTGTTTAGCTGTAGAACTTGTAATACCCGTACCTTCGAGACACTTATATTTAAACTCAATTCTACTATTTTTAACAGGTTCGGTCAATTGCCATTGATTGAAAACACCCGTGTTACATTTCATGGGGTGTCGATCCCAAAATATAGTGTTACCCCCTCCCCAATCGTTAGCACCCGTAGCCTTTTCTTTAAGACTATACGTATTTACTGGTGGAGATTCAGCGATAGCTGGCGCTGGTTCCGATTCTTCTGGTACTGGTTCTGATTCTTCTGGCGCTGGTGTATCTTCGTCGGAATCAATATCAGGGATATCTACGGGTAGATCTGCAGATACTTTATCGAGTATATCCTCAGATTGTTCCAAAGTACCTGGCGTAGGTTCTTGTTTTTTATCTCCTGAACCCGACATGCTCATAATTGACGACATACACAAACAACATATACATACACCGCCGAGCATCATCATCATTTTTTTCTGTTTAGCAGCATTATTAACAACGTTATTAACAGCCTGATTTATAGGAGCATTCATGTTTATACTATATAAATATTTTTATTTATTATCAATTTAAAAAGATGTAGTTTTTTAAATTGATAAATTATCGACGTCCAATTCGCGTAGCTGACACCCTCCCAAAAGCGGTATATGGTATCTCATGTGAATCATGCTCCATCGTATTATGAGAATCGGTATTGCTTTGTCTATTTGTAGGCTGTAAAGATATTGGATTATTTGTGTCAAAAAGTAAAGAATCAAGCATACCACGTGGTTGAATAAGAGCTGGTCTGGAAACACGTTCAAAACGTGAAACATTTGCACGCAAAAGCTCCCTTTTCTGTTCAACTAATTCGTGGCGTAAAGCCTCATTATCCTCTAATAAAGAATAATACTCGTTTGTTAGGTTAATTAAATATGTATCTCTAGAAGTATCACCTGTTAAATAAAGTTTTTTTAAATTATCACACATCTCTAAATATACACCTTCTGGTAAATTATCTTTATTCTCATCTAAAAGTGACATTGTTTTACGTATAGGATCACTTGTCAAACTCATTACCTTTATATATTAAAACATTCTATTTTTTAATTAGTTTATTAAACGTACCCGTCCCAAGTCTTAAGAATACAATATATTTTGCAAATTTAATAATACTACGAAAACCTCTTTTAATACGTTGTCTAGAATTAATTTTTCTTATCTCTTTTAAATTGTCGCATATTTCAAGATAATCACCTTCACAAATATTTTCTTGATTTTCATCGACTATAGCTAAAACACGTCTTAGATGTTTATCCATATATCAATACTTCACATTATTATCTTCTTCAGCTATATCTGCCCATGATTTTGAATTTGTAGTATCAGAATTAACATTACTGTTTTCTTCTTCTATACATTCAGACTCCGAACCATTTTCTACCTCCTCTTCCTCTATAGCACGACGTAAGCGTTCCTCTAGTGTAATTCCATCGACGGACACGCCACTAAATTCTTCATCAGGCATTTCAGTATCAAAAACGTCACCATGAGAATTACATAACTCACATGGTTCATCAGGGGTTTCACCTGGTTTGTGATTATGTACCGGTGGTGCAACTTTCTGTTTAACTGGAACCTTCCTTTTCCGACCATCGGGTTTATCTGGTGGAGATTTATCAGTATTATCTGATAATGAACCATTTTTAGTAGTAGATTTCATTTGTATATTTGCATGTTGCTTACACGTATCACACCCCTCTATACAAAACTTTCTACACTGCTCACCCTTTTTAGTAAGACATTTACACCGAACACGCTCAACCAAATCAGGTTTTGGTTTCTTAACCTTTGGTTTCTTAAGGGACTCTATTTCTTCAACCAAAACTTTATTCATTCCCATTAACGAATCAATCTTTTCATGAAGAGATTGATTTTGTTCAATAGATGCATTTATAACCACATTCACTTTACCACGAAGATATGTATTTTCATTAATAATATTATCCATCTTATCCTCCATTATTTTCATCTTCTGAGTAAATGTAGAAATTAAATCTTCCATACACTGGTTTGTTTGTTTAATGACTCGAGTCACCATATTTTCGTTCATTTGTCTGGACATTTTTACTTAGTATTTACTATTTCTTATTTTTTTAAATAATACAAAATAACTTAGGTTAAGCATAATCAACACATTCTACAGTAAGTGTATTGTTAGGTTTAAGAAGTAACTCTTCTGTATGATCAAATCTTTTAGCGTGAAAATGAGTAAAAATTTTTCCCCCGTGATAACGTAAATAAACCTTACCCTCGAAATTATCGTAAGTATATACAAAATATTGATCTTTCTTACCAAATTCATGCCCAATAGGTTCGTTCGTTTTTTCTATTTTAAATACACTCGCATCAGATTTTGATTTTTTCCATTTTGTTAAATAAGAATTAATGTGCGGAAACATAGCACTGGGTTTCATCTCATCTTGTTTAAAAATTTGAAGATAACTTGAACCCTTTTTTATATAAAAAAAATCATTATTACTTTTACATAATACAGGCTCTTTTTTAACACCTGTTGGTGGAGCAGAAGCAGAATGTTCAGGTTTTGGTGTATATTCTTTCATAATATCACCCAATGTCGCATTACCACACGAGATTTGTTTATCATCGATTTCTGGGTTTCCAGTCGTATCTAAGTCAGGGTTAGCGGTGTCAGTCCATTTCGCTTCTACACTCGGATTCCAAGAAATTGCAGCTTTCTTTTGAATTGGTCTTAATTCGTTACGAGTACCCGAATATCTATAAATTATAGAACCATCCCTCTGTACTTTGGAGTGTTTAAACAGACCATAAGGGTACCTCAATTTTCGTGTATAAAATATATCGTCACTATTACATTTAACCACATCACCTTCTTTTCTATTAATAAAATCAAACATCTTCAAATCCATACCCGTTTTAGCATCAACCACAACTAAAGTTCCATTGTCGGTTAATAACAATATAGCTCCATGCGGAGACGTCTTTTTTGCAACGAATCGTGTTTTTATGTTACTACTATCATCCCCTTTATTAATAACACTATCGGGATCATTATCCCAAGACCTATGAAATCTAAGTTCCGCTTTATTATAATCATTTAAAACAAAGGAATACGTTTTTGCACCAGTCGTATTAGGGAGACGCATTCTTCTATTTACTTCTTCTGGTTTCTCATTAAAACCTTTACACGTTCTTTCGGCATTTTGCGACTCATATATAGTAGTTCCTTTCTCTTCATCAAAGAAAATCCAATACTCACAATTAGGTGAGTAATGTGTGCCTTGATATGTTAGTGTTTGATGTATATGTGTTTTTACATTAGTATTCGCAATTGGACTTCCACCAATTAACTTAAAGGCTGCCATATCATAATCCGATGCGGTTGCAAAATCAGGGTCGATAAAATACGGATCTTCCGACCCCAACAATTTATCTCCGGAACCAGTCAGTTTAGTATCGTTAGAACCATACATACCCGAAATTAATTTACCACTTTTACTATACAAAAATGCGTCACGTTTAGTTATTTTTGTTTTGAAGTCGTATGGCGATTTTACATTTTCCTCTAACTTTTCCTTTATGATAAATTCATTCTCTTTTTCTAAACTCAAATATTTAGCACCATCACTCATATCAGTTTTCAAAAAACTATAATTACTCCCCTCCTTTTTCACTAAATGAAACCATTGACCAGGGATAGTATTGAAGGTATAATATACTTTGGGAAAAACAACATAAGTATTAAATGAACTAATATATTTTTTCTGTACAGGAGTTTTTAGAAAAACCATCACTCCTTTAGCTCCTTTACAACTCCAATGCCAATCATCTTTCTTCAAATCCCAACATACGTCCGATAGTCTCGTTGTTTTATCATCACTTTTTATTGTTTTTCCCGCCAAGGGTATTTTAAAAACAGCCTCTTCAACCGATATATCCACCTTCCATGGATATTCTTTATACGCCTTCTCTTTTATCTCATAAAATGTCGTATCTTTATCTACCATAAAAGATTTATACCTAACAAGGTAAATACTACCATCAGGGTCTTCCCATGTTTGTGTTTTTTGTTTCCACTTTGTTACACCCCCACCACCTTTACCTGCTTCTGCCATTGAATTATCTTGAAACCAAACTTTCATTTCATCAGGTATCTTAGAAGTCGGAGGTGGAGGAGGTGGAGGAGGCGGAGGTGGAGGTGGAGGTGGAGGTGGAGGCGGTGGTGGTGGTGGAGGTGCATCAGGTGGTGGTGGAGGTGGTGGTATTTCCTTAGGATATAAACGTTCTTTCTCAATATCCTGTTTCCAATACGTACCAGCGTAACCTTTATCATTATTAAGACGATTCCATTCACGATCGGATTTAGGGGTTACATCCTTTACACATGTATCTGTTTTCCAGGGTTCTGTAAAACAATCGGCATTTTTTGATGCATCGTGTGTATGATATATATGGCAATCGAATGTACGATCGAAATTTTCAGATAACTTAAAACCCGAACAGTTATCTTGTTCGATACAAAGTTTATCACATTCCTGTGGATGTTTTAATTTAGTCACCTTTTTAACTTTAAAACCACTTTTATCTTCATCTATATTCAAAATCTTTGGACTAGACATTTCGGTTATATAATTAATAAAAAATGGCTTTTCTTCTTCCTCTACCTCCTCTTCCTCTTCATCTTCCTCTTCCTCTTCCTCTTCATCTTCCTCTTCCTCTTCCTCTACCACCACTTCATCTTCCTCTCCATCTTTCTTTTCACTCTTTAATGGAGGTGAAGGTGCAGCTGAAGGTGCAAATTCAACTTGTTCATCTTCTCCCCCCTGTTGTTTATCAATCAAGGTTTTTAAATTTTTAAGTTTGCCCTTCTTTTTTAAAATTAATAACACTGCGGTAATTATAATAAATATGAAAAGAACGAGCACTAATGCTACGATCATATTTATTATAACAATTTATTTTATTTTTAATCCACTATACGTGACGTGGAAAATCTGTTTTAGCCGAATACACTTGAGGTTCGGCAAATTTCCTAGACTCACTAAGTGGATAAGATGATGCAATCATGTTATGAAATCCATCTGATTTTACTTGAGATCCAAAAGCGGCAGATGTTTCAGGAATATAATCCGAAGTACTACCTCTATGTATTATCATATGGTATTTATATGTACCATCACTTTGCCTCTTATACATATACACAAAACCTTCACGGATATCACCTTTAGTTTCTTCATAAGGTACGTGTTCTAACGAAGACCGACCATCTTTAAAAGTCTCTACTAACGCTTTTTTATCACTATCTCCAGATAGTACTTTATATGTTACTCTTCCCCCGGGCGCACCTATCAATAAATATTTATTATCATTGTGAGAAGCCATAGAATACCCAAAAAATTCTTGTGCGGGAAGTGATGAACCCGGACTATACTCATAACTCTTATATTTCCCCTGTAATACCTGCTTTTCATCCCATCCATTATTTGATTTTTTATAAATATATACCTTACCTACTGTATAACCAGAACCAGGTGCGCTAACAATCAAGTTCTTATGTTGTTCAATATACACAATGTCCATACCAAAATAATCGTTTTTCCTACCGTCACTTCGAACTATTTTATGTTTATGCTTAAATTTATTATCTACAAAGTCATAAACATGTACAGCACCCTTTCTGTTATCACTTTCCCAACTACCAATCATTAGTGTGTTCCAACCACCGGCAATAGAAGTTCCAAATCCTAATGGTATTTCATATGACAATGCACCGTCCTTCTTAACAGTATACGGATCTGGATTTTTTATTTCGGTTTCGTATTTCCAAGCCACCACCCAACCATCAGCTACTTTTTGTGGAACCTTTTTAAAAATAACAACACGTTCATCTGCAACTCGTAAAGTTAGCCCATCCATCCAAAAAGATGGTCCCTGTCCGACAGCTAGTCTATTACTAGAAATATACTGTATAGAAATACCAAAATTATTTCTATTTATAAGATCTATAAGACTTTTATCACAGTCTTTATAATACGGAATTTCTTTTCTATTACCACTTAAATTCGTTGTTTTACCCTTAATTACATATTGACAATCATTATCCATAATTGGTTCAAGTGGGTATTTGTATGTAAATGCATCGGAACTTTTACCTTCGGTGGCGGCGGCCAAAACGCTAGTATCTAGCTCGTAAATAAGAACGTAATTTTTATTCTTACTATCCGAACACGTAACAGCAATCTCTCCATGAAAGCCAGCTACACAACTACCAAAATTATGTAACCCGGTTACCTTATTACCTTTCACAGTTATCTCTTGTGGTGGTTTAAGAGTTTGTACTAACCTCTTATTGGAAGTATATTTTTTAGTTTCTTCCAGATTAATAGTCTTATAAACATGGACACAATTTGCTGCACGATCACCCACTACCATACCACCCGAAATAGCGGCTATAGAATCACCGAACCCTGGTGGTATATTTCTAATCTCATTACCCTTGCGATCGCTAACAGTCCCAGATTGCATTTTTGTAGGTGAGTTTGGCATACTTGCATACCCAAACATAGATGCAGTATTCGGTTTTGTCGATTTAAACATAGGTATTACCTCTGTTAAACGATTCATGCCATCTATGGGTATTATAATATTATCATTACCCTCCTCTATACCCAACGCCTTCATTTTTTCTTTTTTCAATTTCTCCGAATCATGTGTCTTACATGGATTAATAGCACTTTGATTGTCGTCTTTGTAATAATGCCAATATGGATTAATTGCGGTTTTATTACGATATCCCCATTGATAATAATGAAAACCCAATAAATATGATGGGATTGAAAACGTCGACAACCCGTTTTTATTTTTGTTTTCATTACCTTTATATTCATAGTTATCACAGCTAGAACCAGGTTTTAAACTTTCACATTGCTTGTTAATACCATCTATAGCATTATTAAAACCTATCTTCATTGGTCCCTGTGGTATTGGTTTCTGTGGTATAGGTCTTACTTCAGTTTTAGTACTACTATATTTTTCATGTTCATATGTTCCCGTTTGTTCTTGAACTCCTTCCTCGTATTCCTTTTTTCTATATTGATCAGGAATTTTTCTTATCCATTCATCTTTAGTGAATCGGGGCTTACAGGACCTAGTATCAACAACCTCTTTTCCACCCACATTCGAACTCGAGTCTTCCCATACACACATCTCCTTATCCCCTTTATCCTTACTTGGATCAGGGCGTTCTTCAGTCTCATCCGGAAAAATACATTTTACTACCCCCTTTTCCTCCGTATCTTGACGAAGAACCCTCAAACCGTGTAATTCCTTATAAAGATCGTTATTACGAGGCTGCATATATGTTACTTGATTAGTATTAGAAGTTCTGGAGGGTGATTCCTGACCATTTCTCAATACCTTACCATCTGCATACAAATAACCATCTTTAAGTTGGAATATACTCGCAGTTTTTACCCAACATTTATCCGGTGAATCAATAATATTAAAATGTACGCGAGTATCTTTATCATGCTCTGAGTAACGAGTAATTCTCCCCCATCTTTTAGTATATCTATTCTTCAACCAAAACCGAGGCCCCAAAGCTTGATCCTTATCATCACCTTCTGGTTTTACCATTTGAATATAAAAATAACTCGCACAAGCTGGTTTAGATTTTGCATCAGTTTTAAAACTATCGTCAAAAAATAACATACCATCTTTTCCGACTCTAAGTCTATTTTTGTAATTACCAATCATATACCAGTGACCTCCTTTTAACACATAATGTGAATCGGGATAAATAGGAGTTGGAGGTGGAGGTGGTGCAGGGGGTGTATAATCATCTAAAGTATCGGTCATTTTAGCGTGATAATCCGGTTCAGTTTCTAACTTTTTAACCGTATTAGGATCGCGTGTAAAAATAGGGAGAATTTTATCAGTTACCCATTTTACAGTAATATTTTTAGAATTATCTATGTCACAATCTTTACCCTCCCCTTTCTTAGCCACTGAGTGTTGATATTTCCAATCCTGATAACTATACCTATCATCCCTCTTCCTATCCCCCTTTTTTTTCCATTCACCTTTACAATCCACGGGCCCCTCTTCTTTCTTTTTAATTTCAACACTCGGAAACTTGTGACCATGTCTTATATTGACGTTGTTCATATGTTCTGAAGTAATCCTAAATTTTGTATTATACGTATTATTTATGTATTTAACTTCATCGTGATAAACTTTCACCATAATATCTTTATCAACATATCCATCAAATTCAGATATGTGTGGTACAGTTATAGTTACAGTTTTACCCTTTTTTAAATTCTTTGGTTCATTATTTTCTATCTCGTATATTTTTTTATTTTTATCATCCTTAAAAATAATAATCCATTTTTTAATATTTTCAACACCTTCTTCATTCTTCCATCTTAAAGTAAAAAGTGGTCTACGATCTTGTCTCCATGTTTTACAATCCTTACATTTTTCTTTAGAACTAACGTGATAAAACCATCTCTTAACCTCCCAACCAACTTTATAAGATTCACTCCGAGAATTACGACGTATTCCAAGTATCAATAATATGATAAATAGAATGATAACAACAAGTATCATTTTATATATCACGAGATAATATTTTTAAAAATAATCTTATAACATAATATAAAATATGCGGCCTGTTACTACAGTCATTCTCGAAGCACTTTTCATCGGCATTTTATTACACGTTTTAGTGATGGGTATTAAAAAATTTATATACAAGGGTGCGTGGGTACTCATTATATCAGGTGCGTTAATACATTTATTGTTTGAATATTCACCTTTCGGTAATATTAATGAAAAATGGTGTAAGATTATATTTGATTAAAAACTTCTATATTTCAATATTCATTGCAGTAAAAAGTTCATCTCTATCTCTTCGGAGTATATCCAATTCATCGTCTAAATCGTTTATTCTACATTCAATTTCATAGTTATAATCCTCGAGGTAGGATCTGTAAAAATTTCTTACATCTCCTACATCGTGTCCCTTATCCAAAAGAGCACCGACAGTATATCTCGATAATCGAAAACCGAGTTCTCCAGCGCGACTTCTCACAGCGTCTTTACGAACAACCGCTGTAATTCTTTGACGCGGTTTTAATTTAGCTCTTTCTTTCAGTTTCGTTGTTATTTCTTCATTTAATTTATCCAATTCTTCATGCATATATGCATCGAACGTATCGTGTCTTTCTTGTTCTACTTGTGACAATTCATTAATAAACGGACCACGTTCATCATACATAGTCTCGTTAGGTATCGCAAGACGTGGTAATACTCTTCTAACAACATCGTTCTCGTGTAATCGTATTGAGTTAATATAATTTAACAACTCTTCTCTTTCAGCTGGATCGGTTGTAATAACATTGTCATCATCTGCATTTGCATCTGCATTAGCTAAATCTTCTTCTTCATAATACCTATTCCTGTTATTTCTTCTATCTATAGTTGAAAAGGGTGGTGGTGTAACCGGGGAAATGACAGGTACCATATTAAAATCTTCGTCGTCAGATGATGAATAATCATCAATGTTTGCTGGACAATATTTTAAAACCTTATGAACCTCCTTAATTGAATTGCACATTTCAAGATAATCACCTTCGGGGATAACCTTGGAATTGAGGTCAATTTTAGACATTAAACTGGTAAGTGCTTCCATTTTTTAGTAACTTATTTTTTTTATTAATATAAACTAACTTAGGTTTATTTTATTTACATAAAATCAATCATTAATACCCGCAACACCCACTTGAACTGCATAAAACGCATTCATTAAACTTTGAGTTGCTGTAATAAAATGACAAATATTAGTAACTTCATTTTCAATTTCATCTAATTGTTTTATATATCTCTCTCTTTCACGTCGTCTATGTTCATTAGTTAATTGTAAATACTCTTCAAAGAAATTATCGAGTGGTTCATGTCCTAACGCATATAATTCTTCCAAAGTATTGCACAAAGGTAAATCCATGGCACTACAATATGCATCGAGCGCTTCTTGTTTTACACGTAAAGTAATTCTAATTCGAGGTTTAGTAGAATGCAAATCTTTTTTTAATTCTTTACGTCTTCTAACTAAAACCATACACCTTTGGAAAATCGTATCCATTGGATTAATACGTAAGGTATTAGGAAGCGTACGGGTGCGACGGGGTTGTTGGTCTATAAAAATATCACGAAGTTTATTACACATGTCTAAATAATCACCCTCTGGTATCTCTTCCGAATGATCATCTATAAGTGCCATTATTTTTTGAAGTGTAGCATCACTATTAGACATTACTAATTATTAAATGTTTTTATTTTTTAACTCCTTTAGAGAGTAAAAGTAAAGCTTCTACAGCTTCACCGATCTCCTTATGTTTTAAACAGAATCCGTTCTTACCAGCTCTGCAATAACAGTTCTCGTAGGGACAGTTTGGACGCATTTTATTTTTTTTATTTTTTTTATTTTTTATTCACTTAGGCCTCTGAATCACTCATTAAAATCTCACCTTCTTCGAGTTCGTCGTCAGTTTCTTCTTCATCAACAAAAGAACCCTCGTCATCACTTAATTCGGTATCGTTGTACATTTCGTCGATGTTTTCTGGTAACATGCGATGAAGTTTATCCCATTTAACTTTATTTTTCAATTCATAATCATCAATTAAATCTTCGAGTGAAATTTTATCACACACTCCCCAATCATCTTCAATAATTGTTCTCCAATACTCACAATTCTTAGAATTTATCTTATACGGAAAAAGTTCAACAGAAAAATGTTTATTTCCTCTATACCCACTTTCAGAAAGTTCATCGTGTGTATGATCCATGTAAATATCATACATATATTCCAAAATACCTAACTTGGTTCCATATGTAATAGATTTAGGTTCGTGGTAAAAAGTAATAAAGTGTGCTTGACCATAACTTGTTTCTAATTTATTTTTATGAATACCAATATAAGCTATAAAATTTTTATTATCTCTAGACATAAGGTGTGATGGATATCCGAACTCGGTGCGCAATCCATAAACCTCGGAAGAAAAACCACAAAGACTCGAACACAGTTCATTTAAGTGTTCAAGTTTAATGAGGGAAGTACAGTTTTTTAATAATTCACGTGTAAGGTACGGCATTGTATTTTGTATGTATATAACAACTTATAAATGTATTTGTTTAAGTAAGATTATTCTTCTTCTAATGGTTTAGAAGGAATAATATTAGTCAGTTCTACCCAATTCACAACGTCTGGGATTTTTTTCTTGAAAATGAAATTTTCACCGTCTTGAATATTAGTAAAATATTTACTTAAACATTCCTTCCAAAATTCTTTAGATTTAGAACGAATTACACGTGGAAGCAATAACATATCTTTCTTATCTTTAGATAAATGTTTAGTAAGCCTTTCAAGAAAGGGTTTCATAATACCCCCACATCCTTTATTTTCGTGAATAAATTCAACAAAACGAAGATTTTCCTTTCCTTCCGGTTTGCTTAAACCAATAAAACCAAGGTATTCAAAATCCATAGGATTACATTCACTCGGAAAATTACCATCAGGTTTAAGCCCCCATAGGTCCATATCAAGCTGACCATCACTCAAAATAGTGGAAATGAGTTCGTTCATCTCTTCAACTTTTTCAAGGCTTGTACTTTTTTTCAATAATTCGTAAAAAACAGACATTGTTTGATATTTAGTTTTGATTTTTATATTTCATCTAGACGACTTAGGTCTTCGTTATTCATTAAAATTTCCTCAGCTAAAATCTGATAAAAAGCCATTTTATATACTAAAAACCCAAAAAGTGTTGCCCCCATATTAAAATCGAAAGGTAAATCGTGTGAATTCCACATAGACTCAAATAATGCAAGACACGTTGGTACCAATAACCTTTTATTCAAACCAAACGATTTTTCTATATTATCGACATACGATGAAAGTGAATCTACGTAAACATAAGAAGCGATAATACCTAAACTTGCAGATACACCGTCTACGGGTGTATGAAAAATAAAATGATACGTAGAAACTGCAGCGCCGTATCGTAAAGTTGATTTTTTTATTTTAGTTTTTATATCTTCATACTCTTTTATACCTTCCTTCCTTTTTGTGGGACACGAAATTCTAAGTGTTTTACTACCAGGGTTTATTATACTTAACATTTATTATATTACATTACAATTTATTCATTAAATATTTATACTATAATATTATCGAAATTTATATTTTCGTCACTGAAATATTTTTTTTTAAATTCTCTTTCTTTTTCGAGAAATTCTTCACATCTGATTATCGATTCGTTTATACGAATCTGTATATCGTTTAATTTTTTATCGTATAAAAACGGATCCTTATTTTTTGATAAATGTCTCCATTTATCACCAAAAAGAGTTGTATATTTCAAATTACGTCTTTCGTATTCTAATTCGTTTAACATTGTTCGGTATAAAACCAATGAATACGAATCGTACTCTTCTCGTTTAAAATCTTTGTGACAAAACTCTTCATAAGCCAGTGTTTTCATACGATTATACAGTTGGTTCCCCCCATTTATCCCTCCATTTTCTAACCAACGTTTGGAGTCTTTCTTCTGCGAATCGTGTATTTCTTCTTCCCCCTTTTCGTGGGGCTCCTGGACACATGAGATTTTCATAGTCGTATTTTTGAGATTTTTCCCATATAAGCCTTTGAACGTCTTCACAGAGTTCATTTGTCGCTTGACAGAAAGCGAGTTTGTAGTCGTAAGTGTGCAAGTGCATGTAGTCCATATCATTTATATGTTAAAGTTATTAATTCTTTATTTATATTTTTTAACTTAGGTTAGTATCTTGCAAACATTGGATCAAACACTTCCACTTCCAACATAACTTTTTTTCCCTGTTCATCTAAAGCTGATATAGTTTTATACGATTTAGATATGTATAAATTAGGGGTAAGAGATTCATAAGAAGACTTAGAATTCGATTCCTCAAACCCTTTACTAGAATTACAACTATTACTACTAGATGGTTTAAGTAATCGACACACACTAGAATAGAATGTATACATTTTAACTGCTTATATTTACATTTATTTTTTTATATAGTAAATACAAGATGGTTTCACTCCAGGAATTACCTAAAAAAATACAGTACATAACAGTTGACTCTAATTTTATTACGGGTACAAATAATAAATTCACATTAGACCTTAACCTCACTTCAAATACTCATGTTGCAGATATGAGTAAAGTATGTGGTTTAAAATTAGTCGATTTCTATGTTACACAAGTTGGTACAACCAGTAGTGGAACTGGTAGTGGTGCTAAATACATCGATATAATATGCGAAGATGTACCAAAACCTGCACAAATGCTTGACGAACGTAAAGGACAGGTATTTGCACGCGTAGCACTTGAACGCCAATTTGACGGCCCAAATAATTATAAACAACACGATAAACAGTGGCGTGGTTTCAATAGAAAAACTAATCTATTTAATCCCATATCCATACAAAAACTTAATTTCGAAATATACGAATTAAGAGCAGATAACACATACACATCGTTACAATCAGATGCAGAATGGTTTATGACACTGGAAGTTACTTCGGTTGATGTTAAAGAAAAACCTATAAACAGGGAAGTTCAAATATTAGAAGCCTTACATAAACTTATCGGGAAGATAGATGAACTCAACATAAATGTTGAAAAACTTCCAGATAAACATGATATCGAAAAAATGGAAAAGGAAAAAAAGAAGAAATATCCTTTATATTATCTTATTATCTTTATAGCTCTTGTAGGAGGTGGATTCTATTTTATAAGTAATAAAACTAGACCACCTGTACCACACGTGCCACACATGCCTATGTAAATTTACTTTTTAGCAGCAGGTTTTCGTGCTCTAGTAACTTTCTTAGCAGCTGGGGCTGGGGTTGGGGCTGGAGTTGGAGCTGGGGTTGGGGCTGGGGCTGGAGTTGGAGCTGGAACTGGAGCTGGAGTTTTTGGTGCAGAACGGGCTGGGGCTAGTGTAACAGGTTTTGGTGGATCAATATGATCGGCAATCTGTTTAATAATATTATAAAGCTCACCAGTACGAACTTTTGATCTAGCTTGTTCATTCATAATTTGTTCTCTTACAGAGTCCATTGCGTAATATATATAAAAGAAAGATTATCTTTATACTAAATGTTATTCATCGGTCCAACTCTCCTGAGTGGAATTGGTCAGCACTGTATAAAATATATGAATCTTTTCCCAACCGTAGGATATACCAAATATATACAAATACACGAAGATATACCAGAAAGTGATTCTGCATTTATATTTGCACTCCCAATACCATGTTGGCTTGATAAAATACCAGAAATCAAACGTAAAATTAAAAATGTAACGTGTATGACAGTTTGTGAAACCGAAACCGTACACGAAGATTATGGAAAACTATTTGAACTATTTGATAAAATTGCCGTTCCAAGTGAATATTGTAAAAAAATTTTTAAAAGACAATTTCCAGATACACACTTCTATGTTATACATGCACACATACCAGATAAACGACCTTATACATTTTACCATATAGGAAACGTATACGATCCAAGAAAAAATTTTAATAAAATTCTAGAAGCATTTTTAAGGTTAAACAAGCCAGATGCTAAACTTATAGTTAAAGCAACGTGTAATCAACCTGTCAAAATAAATATACCAAACGTAACCGTAATAAACGAACTCGTTTCTGATGAAATTATGGAAGAAATACATACAAAATCAGATTGTTACGTAAGCTTTTCTTCGTCTGAAGGTGTGGGTATGGGTGCAGTAGAAGCTGCAATTAGAAACAAAGCCGTTATTATAACAGACTATGGAGGTGCATCTGAGTACATAGAAACACCCTATACAATTAAGTGTGAGCTTCAAAAATTGCCTAGAGATGATTTTCTTTACAAAGCAGGTATGCAATGGGGAAAACCAAATATGGAACAACTCATGGAGTTCATGGAAGATGCCTATAATAAAAAAATACGATACATGGATCATTCAAAAACTCGAATGCTAACGTCTAAAGAAAACGTTTTACAAGAATTCGTCATTAATGTAATTGGTAAGAATAACAATCAAGCCAGTGAGAATAGTTCCTGATGTAAGCGAACCTTTCTGAGCTATGAGCATTGCAACGATATCATCAATAAATTTTATATTGGTTGGTTTTTTAAGAATTTCTGGGAGAATTTGTGAAATTGCGAGATAGAGGGCCATCGCTATTATAACAGGTCTAAGAGTTTCCTGGTCTAACATTTAATATAATACTACATTTATTTTTTCATTGCATGTTTTCTACAAAAATTCCCACACGACGCCTTAAAAGTACACCTTTTCCCATTCGAGGTCATAGCCTGACACATATTCATAACGTATCTTTTTTCGTGGGTTTTTTCTGGTACATTTTCAAGAACCCGAATTTTTCTATTTTCACGTCTATCATCGTACTCTTTGCGAGATTGTCTAAGTTTATGAATACTTCTCGCAAACCGTTCGCATTTTTCCTCTTGGGTTTTATACAAACCCTTAGCTATTTCCAAATCTTTTTGGTCATACAACATTATCAAGTCTTCTTTGAAATTGTGATGTAATAATATTATTATGATCAGCGACTAAGGTTATAATTGTACATGTATTTATAAAAGAATATACAAAATAATACCCTAAATATTCAATAAACTTTAAATACATAGCTATACAAAATCTTAAAATAAGATATACCGTATGAATTGATAAAAACTTAACATCGTTTTTAAACACGTAATAATGAGAAATTACAGACATTATCATATCTACCGTATTTACGTACCCAAAAGGAAATAATAAAAAGTAAGAAAATGTCAAGGAGAACATTAAAGTTGATAATAATTTATAGACTGAACGTATTTCAATTGTTATCGCTTGTCTATTTTCAATTTCTGTTTCGGTTTGAATTTGAATCTCTGGTTCTGATAAGGGTAGCGGTTTTTCAACGCTATTATTTATACCCAATACAGATACCCCGTCTGGATTTATTACCTGGTTATAATATGCAAGGGACATAAAAAAATAACTACTATATCTTTTATGCACATTTATTGTAAAGGTCTATGTCACATTTGTCAAAATCCTTTAGACCTATCCGTAAAATGTCGTAACTATGAAAAAAAAGAACTTATAAGAAAATATAGGAAAATCAGACCTATCTGGTTACACAACAACTATAAATATTACAAATTTTTCGGTCTAAAAGTAAAAAATGTTTGCAATTATTGTTTTAAAAACTTTAAAAAACCATCCATAAGTGAATTAAAAGGACGTGAAATAGGAAAAGTAAATCAATACATGTCATGTTCATTAACAAAAGAAGATATATTACTCTGGTACATAGGATTACAAAGTTACGTATCAAAAAATTTTCATAATCGAGAAATACTCGTGTATAATGATATTTAAAAAATTGTTTATATTAAGTAGTATGTGCGACGCCACAGGTCCAGATACAGGAGCTATCATCTCTTTAAATGCAATAGGTAAGCAGGATAAATATCTATTAAACCCCGACCCCGAACACTCGTTATTCAAATATGAACCAAAAAAACACGCCAGTTTTAGAAAATTTCATAAAAGTACAAATATAACTAAACCAGGTGATGCAAACGTAAATTGGCCATTCGGTGAAACGATTAAAGTAACATTTAACCCAAGGAGTATGGGCGATCTCTTATCTAATATGTACATTTCAATAAATTTACCACCTTTACCAGCGGGATCAGATTACTATGCCGACCAAATAGGTAGGCATCTCATTAAATCGGTTACCATGCGTGTAGATGAAATGATCGTCGAAAAGTTTCACGCAGATTGGGGAATAATATACGACGAACTTTACCTCGATGAATCCGAAAAACGAACAAAAAGATACACTATAAACAGGAATTTAGCAGAAGACACGTCTTTTGAATCTAATAATCACATCTTTCTCGATCAAAAAAACTCAAAAGTATTTATACCCATACCACTTTTCTTTTCAAGAAAATATGAAAGTGATGAATACGAAACGAATAAACCTAACCGACCATATTTCCCAACGTGTGCTATTCATAAACAAAAAATGATTTTCGAAATTGAATTTTTCCCTAAAACATTTTTTACAAACACATCGGGAAATTATTCCCTCAATAGTTTTGATATCGTAACCGAAGAAATAACCATTGAAAATCCCGAACGTACGTACCTTAAAAATACTAAATACACGTTCATAACGGATATAGTAAAAAAACACCCTACGTTAGAAATAAAAAGTGGAGAACAAGTCGCCAAAATGGAACTTGTACCTAAAACCCCGGTTAAAACTATAAACTGGTTCTTTAGACAAACCACTTTTGAAGATGAAAATACAACCGGAGGTGGAAATACAATAAAAGAAAATGCATTCGCAAATAGATATAACTTTTCAACAGGTACTTCCTATTCAATTATAAACGAATTCTATAATGCACCTATGATATCGGCTAAAATATTCGTAAATGGTGAAGATATACCAAATATGCAAGATAGCGATCACAAATATTATAAATATATTGTACCCTTTTCAAGTCGTTTATCTAGACCTTTCAGGAATATATACACGTACGCTTTCTCGATGAATCCGATTAATGTGGAATCATCGGGAAGTCTGGATTTTAGTCAATTACAATCAAATAGAACAACCTTAGACGTTAAAATGACACAAGGTCTTACGAGTAATTATACATTACACTTATATTACGTAGGATACCAAACATTTACGTTCGAAAATGGAACTATGTCTCTCGCTTATTAAACAATTTGGATTTATGTTCTTTTATATACTCGATTATATTATTTTTTATACACCATCTGATAAAATTTAACTGTGCAACAGTCGTATGAATTTCATCAGATGTACCCGGCATTATATAATTAATCTTTGAAGAACGACAAAACGGATCAAATAACTTTTTACTATACCCATCTAAACTCGATTTATACGCACAATGTACGCTAAATAATTTTCCATCACCCGTTTTATACGATAAATTGTTTTTCTTAGAATAATTTGTTATAAACCACTCAAGATTACGTAACGATATACCACCCGATTTGTTAAGTATTTGTTTAAGAATTGTTCTATTTTCGTCTATTTCATAAAAAGAATCAATAGAATTTAAAAGAATATTTGATTTATTCATTTAAAAACTAATACACTCATTTTTTTAAGCTAGTATTATTTACTTCGAATACACTCATGTATTGTCATATTATCAAATTCTACACTATCCGTTCGGGGTGGTGGTGGTAACATCCGAATAGATTTTATAGGTAATTTAGAATTTTTGTGATTATTACATTTCTTACCCGAAGACTGACGATTCATACACAATTGTCCATTTTTTGTCGTGACATGACAATAATCACCGTGTATATATTCAAAAAATTCAGCTACTCTATCCGGACTTTTATGCGTACAGTTTGAAAGAATAGGTGTAACCTGTAATCTAAGAATTCTATCACGCATTTTTTCTATTTTTAGTCGTGAATTTAAGGTATCTGTTAATATATCGTACATATCAGGTTTTTGTACATTTAAATAATCACGTAAAGGTATAAACATATTCAAATTTTTTAGACGTTTTTCTTTCTCAAACATATCAGGTAAAATTCTATTCGTCAATTCGACACTACATGCGTATCTACCACATTCTAGATATATATTTTCCATACATTAATATTGTACTATTTTTTTAAGTCTTGAAAAAATCACTAATTTTTCTTTGGTTTGGATCATCTACAATTTTCTTACGTCGATTTGGCTTTGCCCGTGTTATAAGCTCACCAAATATTTCCTCTTTAGGATCGTCAAATAAAGGTTCAATAAGATCACATACAGGGTTTAAGAATTTATTCAAAAAATAGTACGGATAATCCACGGGTAAATTATGTTCTTCCGCATACTTAGGATCTTCCGCTTTTTCATAAGCTTTTGCTCGAGGATCGTGCGTTTTTAAAAGAATATAAGGTACCCTATCACCGGATTGTGGTTCTGAACCCGGTTGTCTTTCACGCATTTTATTACGAACCTGAACGTGTGATAAGTTATCAGATTTATATGAATCACCCAATTGTTGCGAAAGTATTAACTTTTCGTGAGGAACCTCACCCTCAAGTAATTCTATAGCACGTTGTAAAGCTAAAGCTTTTGGAGGACCAGTATCACTACTTTCCAAAACAACATCAAGTAATTCTTTACACACTTCTCTCATGTGTGGTGTATTATCTCTCCGAACAAGTTGTAACCCCTTAACATCTATATAATCCATATTCATACCCCCGTCCTTACCTTGTGTCCAAAGTTTCGCCGCATACCTTTTCTTTGAATACAAAAAATACGGACAATACACTTTCTCAAGTTCTAAATTGTTTGGTTTCTTAAACAAATGCGTACATGCATCAGCAGCACGCTCACCAAGTTCCCAACTATATTTAATAGCTTCCTCACCTTTACGTTCGCCAACATCGAACTCGACCATAACAGAATCTGTATCACCGTACCTTACCTTTGCCCCAGGAAAATTCTCCTCGACATATTTCTTAGTATCATCAATCATCATTCTTCCTTTACGCGTTACAGATGATGCAATTGGTACGCATGGTAACATACCCTTAGACGCACCAGTAAAACCATACACGGAATTCATAGAAACTTTATATGCCAATTGCTTACCATTATACATTTGTTTTAAAGATCCCGTCGAGTTTGCCATGTCTTTCTTCGCCTGTTTTCTAAACTGTTTCAATTCCATAAGGATACTCGGTAAAAGACTCGGTACATTCTGAACGAACTTAAACTGTCCAAATGTCTCGATCTCTAAACCCGGGTACCTATCTGTATTTTCATATTTCGGATCCATTATAAGTGTCGAATAACACAAATTATGCGCCATCATAATTGATGGATACAGGGCCTCAAAATCAAGTGCCGTAATTGGTGTATAATATGCACCCTTCTGTGCTTCTAAAACAGTTGCTCCTTCATACCCTTCGACCATACCTTCTCCCCAAGCAAGTGCAGGGACAAGGTACCCCATTTCACGCGCTTTTTTAGTAAGCTGACTAAACACTTTAATCTGTTGCCCTCTCTCAACAAGATACGTAAGAGGTACCCATGTCGCCTTCGCCATTTCCAAAAGGTTAATAAGCGTACACAACTTTGATAAAAGTCTATGTGGTAACAAAGTATCCTTAATACAATACTCAGCGACCTCACGAAGTTTAACGGGATCTTCTTCAATAAAACGTGCAAACATTTCCTTCGCAGGCATGTCTATTTTTTGGTCTCCAAGATACAGTTTAGAAACATTATCGAGTTTATAGGAATCAAGTTTATACCCTTTCTTAACCTCATGAAACAAATCAAATAGAAAACGACCAGGTATAGGAAGTAATTTTAGATCGTTATCACCAAGCGCACTCGAAGATAACTTTTTATAAACCATGTGACACCGATGATTTTTTATTTTACTCAGGTCAAAAAAAGATAAACCACACGCATTCATTCGAGCGCGTTTCATAATATACTCCATATCAAAACCAAATATATTCCAACCCGTTATGATATCTATATCCATGTCCCTCATATATTTACTAAACGCATTAAGCATATCCTTTTCCGTATCGTAGCTTAAAATAGAACACCCGTCTAAATTCGGATCCGTTTCCTTATAACAAAAACACGTTTTATCGTAAGGAACATCACTTCCAAAAGTACAAAGGGAAACAGCAATTTGAAAACATGCATCTCCTTTAATATCAGCGTCAGGAAACTTACCAGTGGAACTATTACACTCAATATCAATAGATGCAACTACAAAAGGCGCAGTTTCAGGTTTATCAACAGGTTTCAATTGTTTCCAATCAGAACATACCAAATCAATATCAACATTAGCAATATCATTATCAGCACACAAATCACCCGTATCCATCCAACCAGTAGATTGAATACCAGTTCTATGCATAAGTCTCAGGACAGGGTCTAAATTCGACTCAAAAACCTTCAATTTACTTGGTTCATCAGGTAATCTGTGTCTTAATTTATTTGCGATTCTCCTACGATCAGCGAGTGTTTGACAATCTATTTTCATGTAATAGAATTCCTCGTTATTCTGAAACCCCCACACGTCCTTATATTTTACAAGATTATATGAAAGTACAAGATCAGGACATGCATCACACATTTTATTAAACCATATAACAGCTTTATTTTTTACATTATCGCGAGGTAACTTAACAAAAAAGTACGGTTGAAATTCTGTTGTTACACAAACAGAACGACCATCTTGTGTCTTACCAAAAATGTGTATCAAGTGACATTCATCGTCATCTTCGGTTTCCCAAGTAAGAGCTTGGAAAACGACCATTTTTCTTATTACGTTATCGCTCGATTTTTTTAATATACTATATTAGTAAAATATGTCAGCTGCTTTGATTGACCTCGTATCGGTCGGTGCCCAAGATGTGTACATCACAGGCGACCCACAAGTCTCGTTCTTCAGACAAAACTATA